AAGATCCAGCGGCAAGTTTTTTCGCTGCCATCAAGTCAATAGTTTGAATATCATTGTAACCATCTTCATCTCCACAGTAATGACCGTGATAGGTGCTGGTCACATAATCCTCAACATCCTTGAGAATTTTATCTTCGTTGTATTTCCAGAGATGATTTTTAGGTTCGTTCATAACAGGTGTGTCTTCAAATACAAGTTTAATTACATCATCACCACCATTAAGGGTGAATTCATATTCAGAATAAGAATTTTCGTCCATAATAAAGGGGAAAGGTCATAATTTACCTTCCCCAATTATATCAAATTTGAGGGGGATAGTCAACGTATTCTACGGTCAGTTCAGGACCAGTAGAAGGCATCTTGAAGTCAGCATCTACTTTATCGTAGAGTTCCAGGAAGGACTGTTTGGTTTCATCATCAAAGCGGTTCACACACACTTGGATTGCCTTTGCCTTGTCTTGGAAGATGCTGTAGGCGCGAATGATGTGAACCAGGCGACGGGTGCTGATGATTTCCTCAATACCACCATCATAGAAGGTCTTACGGATAATGTCTGCCCAATCAACCAGGCGCTTACAGAAGTCGCGGTCTTCCACACCCAGATCCATAGCAATTCCTTCCAGGATGCGCTGTTCGGTTGCAGGAGCAGGATATGCCTGCTCAAAAGTCACAGGGAACCGTTCCAGGAACGCTTCATTGAGCACGTTGGTGCCGATGAAACGACCGTCATCACTACCCTTACCTTTGGTATTGGCGGTGGCAACCACGTTGAATCCAGCGGCAGGTTTCACGAATCGACCAATCTTTTTCAGGAAGACACCTTTACCTTCCAGAACAGATTGAAGACACAGAATCTTGTTAGAAGCGAGGTCAATCTCATCCAGCAGCAGGATTGCCCCACGCTCCAGTGCCTCAATTACGGGACCATTATGCCAGACAGTCTCACCATTCACAAGACGGAAACCACCAATCAGATCATCCTCATCAGTTTCAATGGTGATATTGACACGAATCAATTCACGCTTAAGTTGAGCACACGCTTGCTCCACCGAGAACGTTTTACCGTTACCCGAAAGACCCGTAATGAACGTAGGGTAAAAGATACGGGACTGAATAATTTTTTTAATATCGTTAAAGTTACCAAACTTGACGAAGGTATCATCTTTATCGGGAATGAGATTTTGTTCAGCAGCAGGAAGGACAGCAGGAGCACTGAAGGAACGTTCAATTTCTTCAACACGTTGCTGAGTCACTTCCAGATTCCAACGACCACGGGCAGTCTTAAAGTTTTCCAAACGACGAGTCACCGTCTGATAGTTCAGACCACGAGAAGCACAAAAACCCTTGAGATCACCAGAAGTGATTTCAGAACCATACAGTTCTTTGATACTATCAAAAAGGGATTGATCGTTCACGGAAGATTTGCGAGGCATGATTTAGTTAGGTGGTTTGTTTCAACAAAGTAATTATACAAGAAAAAAGGGGCAACTACGTGCCCCTTATGACAGTTTCAGAAGTGGTTCAGGCGACAAGTTCCATAAACTCTCCAAGAATCTTTTTGTTCATTTTTTTGGACTTGAGACTCTTCACAAAAGCAGATTTGATTTGTGCCTTAGAAGCACACTCAGCAACATCAAACTCTGTATCTTGAGAAAGGGCAGTGGCGGAAAGACCAAAGTAGGAATGATAACCAGACTTTTTGAGAGTAAATGCCTTTTCTTTTCTCCAAGCACTCATCGCTTTTTCAAGGTCTGGACCATACCACCCACAATAACGGCGAATGAAATTACCAGCATCACGACCTTCCAGAACACGAATACCGATAAAGTTAATGTCAGCAAACTTATCTCTCAAATTACGAAGAAAAATATCAGTCATTTGATGCCACTCACAGTCCAAAGAATAGGTATTTCCAGTCTTACGGTCGCGTAAGAATGACCCAAATCCAATCGTAGCAACTCCCATAAAAGGACCATCTTCCCAATTACGCTTGACTTCACGGTGATACTTAATACCACACGCTTCACCATCAGTCAGAATGACACACTGAACTTTTTGAAGTTTGTTCTCCTTCTGAAACTTAGGCAAAATCTGATGAAGAGAAATCAGTGCCTCATTCAGAGGAGTGCCTGAAAGAGAAAGACCCAGAGGAATAGAATAACGGGTATAGCAATTACGCCCGAAAGAATAAGCAAGACGGAAAATATTCTTCATCTGTTCTTCCAGTGTCTTACCATTCACATGACTTGTCAGCAGGTTCATCATCGAGAACCATTCACCAACTTGAATCAGACCATCCTTCTTTTGATAGGCAAGTTCACGGATGGTTGCCTTACCATTCTCATCATAAGAAACAAGAGGATACTCAGTCGTGAAGGCATAAACCTCAAACGGGATCGCAACTTTCTTACAGAACCAGACAAGGTTGAAGAGTTGCTTGACGGTATCCAGCATCACATCACACATCGAACCAGACCAGTCCAGAACGAACACCAGACCATGATTCTTGCCGTTAGCGAGTGTCGTGACCTTCTTGAACAGGTCTTCGTTGTATTTGTAAGTGTGAAGTTTGGAGCAATCCAGAACACCAGTGCGAGCAGTCGTAGCACGGGCATAGGAGTCTGCTGCCTTGCGACATTCAAATTCTTTGACCAGATAATTGACTTCCTTCTGAGCAGAACGCTTGAACTCTACAAACTGTCGATCAACTTCACCAAAGAGATCTTCATACTTATATCCAGTATTTTCCGAATAAGAGTCCCAAGATTCTTTACAATTAGAATGAATCTGAGCATTCGGAACAATTACCTTTTTCAGGTCAAGTTTAGGCAGTTCCAAATAAACATTTTCAGGACCACTGTTATTGACGAGTTCTTTGAGTGCCTCTTCCAGAGACTCCATTGTCTTGACTTCAGGTTCTTCATCTTTTTCACCACCTTCATTAGTAGGAGTAGATTGTTGATCTTGTTCTGCAGTACCGCCATAAGAATCAGTTTCACCAGGTTGTTCCTGTTCATTCTCACCTTCTTGTTGATCGGTAAGTTCGTTAGCAGGTTGTTGACTCGAACCGCTATCTTGAGATTCCAGATTATCAATCTGAATTTTAGTTTCTTCCTGTTGCTTTTGTTTGCAATACTTATAGAGTGCCTCTGCGGCAATCAAAACATCAGCAAAGGTCTCAGTATCGGCAATCAGATTGATAATTTCAGTTTCTTCACCACGCTCAATAGGAATATCAATATAGTTCCCAATCTTGAACCACAAGTTTGCGCGGTCGGCAAGATTATAAGTTTCCAGTTTATCATCACCAATCTGGAAGAAATCATCGTTAGCAAGTTCCCGATAACCAGCATAAAAACTTTTAGGAGAACCTGGATACTTCCTTTTACAAAGTTTTTCAATACGGGCGTCTTCTACAATATTTACAAATTGCGGGGGAACTTTAACATCTTTAGTCCAATCAAAATTAGGGGTCCAAAGTGCGTGGCTAATTTCGTGTAAAACGAGCATCGTATAGATATTATCACTTGCCTTTTCCCACATAGGAAGCGTAAGAACACGAGTGTGGACATTAAAACAAGCGGTCTCCACCTTCTTGTGCTCAACCACAAGGTCCTCTGTCGCAAGAAGACGAGCAAGAGACCCTTTAACTTCAAACTTAACGGTCATTGAGATTTGTGCGATATGCGAGTATCATAATCCAACCTAACGACTTACGCATCGCTACTAGGACACTTTTTAAACTGGACCCTACCTCTTACCCACCCATCACCAGGACACTCAAAACATAATTTTTGAGACACTCCATTTGTCCACCATTTTTTCCCTGCCGCAGAAGGTGGAATAAGACCTAATTTTTTAGTTGCTTGTCTTATTTTTTTCTTATGCTCATCTGTAAGTTTTTTTCCCCTTTTTGAATTGCCTATTTTTTGGCGGGTTTCATTACTAACATTTTTTCCAATATGTACCTGACTACATTTTTTTCTAAACTCATCCGTAATCTGCCTATTTTTAGAATAGAGGCGTCCCAATATCCACCCATCACCAGGACACTCAATAGTATGTTTATCTACTTCGCCATTATTCCACCATCTTCTTTGAGACACTTGCTGTGAAACTTTTTTCTTATGCTCTTCCGTAAGAGTTTTGCCCAAATTTGCTTCTTTACTTCTTTGGATACAGTATTCTGTTGCCTTTCTACCAGAACTTCCTTCACCACCATAAGACATATTGATTAATATGCCACCTTCACTTTTTAATCCAAGAATAGAAATAATATAGTTTTCGTGTTTATAGGCATCAAACTCTGTTAAGTTCTTCTTTAAGAAAAGCACTCTATCTTTTGGTGGAGGAGACATATAAGTATCACCTCTTCTATGGGGACAATATGCCCTATTACGAATACCTTTACCCACATAATAAGGGGTCATATCCTCTCTCAACCAGGCATAGGTATAATAAGTATTTCTCATTAGGGCACACTCTTTTTACTCCACACTATTATTTATACAAGTTTATACAAAAAAAGAGGGTGGTTAGACCCTCTTATGTGCCAGTTTGAAAAGTGGTTATTATCTGATAGTAGTGTCTGGGCGACTTTGTAATCTCTGCATAGGGGTCATACCAGGTTTTGCTACTGGACGAGTATCTGACGAAGGTTTTGAAGCAGATGGTTTCCCATCAATTCTATTACTTGGTCTATTGAATAATGGTGAGGATAAATTCATTTCAACAATACTTTGCTTCCACTCTTCACTCATATTTGCCATAATAGCAAGAGCTGCCTTATTGGTATCAGCATAACCTTCAGTCC